GCTAACCTGCCCCCATACGCCTTCTCTGCTCGTTCTATGGTAGGGTATCTAGCTGTCCATACCCTCATGTCATAGCCACGTGTAGTCAGTACATTGTACAAAGACATCTCAGTCTGAGGTGTACCAAGGTATATTATCTTACCACTAGGCTTTAACACAGCGTCAAACTCTTTTACAGTCTCGCTAAGCTTCTCTCTCATCATGTGTGTCATGGAGTTATTAGGTACTTCCACGTCATCTGCAATGATTATGTCTGCTCTACTACCTGTAAGCTGTCCAGTGACACCCACAGACTTAACAGAGGGGCTACCAGAGGCTTTAGCAGGAGCAACATCAAAGGCTATCTTAGACCATCTCTGACCGTCTTTAGCAACTAGGTGCTGACATATGGGAAGTTCTACAATAATACGCTGTGTAAAGGTTGAGAAGTCATCTGCACGTGCTTTAGATGCAGAGACAACCATAAACTTTAATTGTGGGTCTAGCAGTAGCTGATGCACTACGTAGGCAGCAGTAATATAACTCTTACCTACACCACGAAATGCCTCAATGATGCTACGCTTTGGACTGTTCTGTAAATACTCTGCAATGTCATACTGTACTGGTGTTGGTTCTGGTAGTCCTAAGTGCTGCCATACAATGTATATAAAGTTCCTAAAGTCTTTTAAAGGCTCAGGAATGGCTGTAGGTTGTTGCATAGGTATTTGTACCTCTCTAGGTTCTAAAGGCTCTCAGTGAGCTTTAAAACGCTATTAATCGTCATATATAACTTCTATCGGATGTGAATGTGCATCATTAACTTTAGCCCACACTGCGTTAATAGGTGCTACGTTAAACTGAAAGGTAGAAGCTAAGCTACCCACAGTAGCACTACCATCTAGGTTTAGTCCTGTTGTAGGGGCTGTTGTATCGTTACTAAAGCCTATTGTAATAGAATGGTTGTCGTGGTCGTTCTGAATACACAGGTACATACGTCCAGCATTACTGTCTAGTATCTTGACCCATGACTGGTCTGCTGGTAGCGTAACATTCTTACTAGCTAGGCTTGCGTTGTGTCCTCTCATTGCATCTTCTCCTCTATATCAAACGGCAAGTCGTTTAGCAGGTTAGCCATAGGACTTTCTGCCATGATAACATCTAAGGATGCTCCATTATCTTTAAGAAACTTGACAGCTACTGATAACTCAGATGCTGTAGCTTCTCCACTACGTACACGTAAGAGTAACTCTTGTGTTACTACCTCATGTAAAGTATCTATTGTTTTTCTATCTATCATTGCCATTCACCTGTACGTAATTGCTCTGCTACTTCTTTGGCACGATTACCTACTTGCTTAGCCCAACGGCTGTCAAGAAGTTCCTGTGCTGCCATATCGTAGTTTTCGTCCTTTAGCTGAGCCATTGCGTTTACGAACTTTAAGGCTGTCCCTATCCCTACGTTGAATACGAAGTTGAGTAGGGCTGAGAAACGTACCTCGTCTAACTGTTGTGTCCACGGCATGTGATGTAGTAGTTGCTTCTTCGCTTCTTCTATATCGTTGAGTAGTAGCATCTCTGCTTCTTTCTCTGTTATACCTATGTCTTCCAAGTTTCTTCCGATACCTATGCTTAGCTTGTTGGATGTGCATTTATATGGTTTTAACCTTATTCCTTCGTGACGTTTTAACTGTTCAATTAGCTGGTTCATTTTTTCTTATACTTATCTGTGTTTTTCTTTTTAGGAAATCCAGCTTTCATATTGGTATAAGCTTTAGGACTAATGGTAGATTTACTCTTAGGTCTACTTGTTCCAGCTTTCTTTCTTTTGTTAATGTTCTCATAAAGGCTCATAAGGTTAATCCTTGTTTTTGTTAAATTTTTCTAGTCTTTCTAGCTCTTGAGGACTTGTCCATTCCCACTTGCATCTTTCCCAATTTGCTTCTTCTTGTCTTCTTCGTTCTTCTTCAGCTTCTACTTCTTCAGGACTTGTCATTTACTATTAATCCTATGCACAATGTTTATACTAGTATTTATCCACACACCTATCAGAACAAGGATGTGTATTATTAATTCAATGTGTGTTATTTCCACTACTTAGTTAGTCCTTTTGCTTTTTCAAATGTTCTAAGACCACCCAAACCAAGCATACCCATCAGGACAGTTAGCAAACTATCCATGTCAAAGGTAGGTAAGTTTGGTACTTCTACTCCTGCATAGGTAAAGACAAATATAAATATAGGGGAAAGTACGAAATGCCATAGCATTGCAATACTTAATCCCCAACCAAGGAAGGGTCGCCAACCTGATACAAAAATGTTACGATGTTTAGCTTCTTCTTTGTTTATATCTATCTGTCCCATGTTAGCTTCATGTGCTTGCTTGGTCGCAAGAGTAGCTATCTCATGGGCTAGTGCGTTCTTTTGGTCTTTATCTTCTATAAATTTATCCAGTAAACCTGCTACTGGTGCTATTAAATTTTGTATCATTATCTACTCACAGTTCCTGCAATAGCTGATATAGCTACAACTATTATTAATATAAAAATAGAAATACCTGTAGCACCCAAACCTAAAACTTTAGAAGTATGAACAAACTCTTCGTGCTTTTTACGTTTTATAGCACGTTGTTCTTTTTCATATTCTTTCTGTTCTTGTATTCTTCTACTACGTTCTGCTATTATACTAGCCCAAGTGCCATGACCAAACCTAGTATCTATAAGGTTCTTCATTTCCTGCATTTGTTCTTGGGCTAGTTTAGCATTTATAGTTTCTTCAGCTACCGAGTAAACACTAAAAGGGTCTTTACTTGCCTTGCTTCTCTGGTGTTGTATTTCTTTCTCACCCTTAAATAAATTATCAATGTGGTGAGATATCTCTGAAATGTCCTGTGCTGTACTGATAGCAGATTTAATTCCATCTACAGCACCCTTAACTAGAGCTATACCTGCCAAGGCTTCTGCGATAACCATTAGTCAGAGTCTTTGTTTTTTACCATAGCATATATACGCATAACGGCAAGTACGATACCAAGTGTTAATACTATAAAAGTAAGCCACTCGTTAGCACCAACTAACCACATCGGTGTAGATATACTAGCTGATGCTACTGCTAAGTCTGTTACTGTCTTGCTATCCATCTGTTGTCAACAACGCTTTAGCTTGTGTTCTTTTATTTATAATATTCCATTTATTGCTTTCTGGTGGAATAGTCTCACTATTTAAATCATGTCTTAAAAGATATATTTCTACCCAATCAGTAGAGTCTAAATAATTTTGTACCTTAACTGTATCTGTTATTTTTTTAACTAGATTACCTGTTGTTTCTAAACTTTGATACCATTCCATTTTTATGCCCTACCGTCTTTTTTGAATTGTGTTTGCAAGGGTTCTAAAACCTCTAAGTTATTATCACCTTCTATTTTATAAGCTACCGCCCTAGCTCTTTTAACTACATCATTAAATGTTATATCAAATTCATCATTAGCATTATCAAAGGTTTCTGTATTTACTGTTAATACTTGGCTTCTATCTTCAATAGTAAGTGTAGTAGGTGCGGTAGATTGAGACGCAAATGTACAAGTATATTGAAAATCAGAACCACTTACCACCTCAACAACATTTGTTAATTCTACAGTTGTAGTGCTATCTAAAAGTACATTATCTCCTATTTCTAATAGTCCACTTCTGCTATTTGTTCCTACAAACTGAGTAGTGGTTGATGATACTTTAGTTAAATCTTCGTCCGCTAATAATACTTTGTCAGAATCTTCTTCTAGGCAAATACTTACTGTTGGCGTTTTATTTATAAATGCTTTTGTTGGAAGTTCTGTTAAATTTAATCCAATTATATTTGCTGATTTTGCACTGTCACCTATTAAACCAGAGATATAAGTTAGTGTAATACTGCCAGTATTATAACCACCGTATATTAAAACTCTATTTATTGGACCAGAAATACCACTAGCAATATCATTATATTTTACAACATCATTAACTCTATCTATTTCGTAGGTATTTAAATCATTGTTATTAAAATAAGGACTATTAGAATTTCCACCAGTTCCGTAAACATTAAACTTTTCTGTTGAAGTACCAGCAATTATATCATCGTAATAAAATCTAATAAATGCTGGTGTTGCTGAACCACTACCTGTATTTTTAAATTGTAGGCTAAATTTTATATTTGTTACACCGTCTGGAATTAAAGTATTTGTAACACTTGAGCCATTAACAGTGTAGGTAGTTTGTTCTTCGCCAAATTCCCAAACACCATCAGGGTAATCAGGGAGGGTAACTGTTGCGCTACTACCCCCAACATAAGAAGATGTTTGCCGATTATATAACCTTGCATAAAATTGAGTTACAGTCATACTTACAGGGACTGTAGTATCAGTAACATTTCCTAAA